TCGGTAGTAGCATATCCAATCTAACCAGCAATCTCGACATCACCGGCAAGGCCGGACAGTTTGCCACAGCTTTCAGCGACCCTGCTGCGGCACTATCCAATTTAGGAAATTTTGATATTAGCAGCTTGACCAATCTAGGTAGCGGCGCCGTGACCAATTTGCTTGGCAGCACCGGTCCCTTGGGTAGTGCGGTCTCCGGCCTGTTGAATGGTGGTAGCATAGGTGATGTGGCCTCCGGCCTGTTGAGTGGCAGTGGTAGTTTGGGTAGTGCGGTCTCCGGCCTGTTGAATGGTGGTAGCATAGGTGATGTGGCCTCCGGCCTGTTGAGTGGCAGTGGGTTGAGTTCAGTGACCAGTCTGTTGAGCGGTGGTGGTGTAGGTAGTTTGTTGGGCAGTTTTGGCGGTCTCAGCAGTCTAGGAGCCCTGGGCAGTCTTGGGAGCCTGGGCGGACTATTTGGTGGCGGTGGTGACAGTCTGGTATCTAGTACACAAGTGGCAGCCGGCTATAGCAATACTGTGGATAGAGGAACTCTTGATGTGGCATTGACCAAAATCATTGGCAGCACCAAGGTGCCAACTCCGCTGTTTGATTTTCCATCAATCAACAGTATCAGTCTCAATGCCAGTGCCGATATAACAGCCGCTTCTAACATATTGCAAAATCTCAAGAGTCAGGGCGGAGCACTGCTGAGTCAACTACAACAAACAGCTACCAACGCTGTGAGCAGTACTGTGCAAGATATAACCAAACAAGCCGGCGGCGTAATATCAGACTCTCTGAACAATCTAATAGGTTAAATACAGCATGGCCACATTTATTGGATTCAACACCATCAATCAAAACAAGTATTTTACCTTGACCGATTTTGAATTGATCAAACGAGACTTGTTGAATGCTTTCAGTATCCGCCAAGGAGAACTGGTAGGCGTGCCCGGGTATGGCACCACGTTATGGAACTTTGTGTTTGAGAATCAAACTCAAGATACCATACAAGCTGTGTACAACGAAGTGCAACGTGTGGCCAGCGGCGATCCCAGGATCCATATCAGTTCAATTGAAGTATTCCCTCAACAGAACGGACTACTGATACAACTGCAATTGACTGTGGTACCCAGCACCGATGCCCAACGTTTGTCTATCTTTTTTGATCAGACGCAGAACATGGCCAGCTACTTATAATATACGTAGTTTTTAAAGTCCATAAATACTCAACACTGGAATACATATGGCCACAACTACAAGACAAACTGCGATATTCGGAGTTCAAGACTGGAAACAGATCTATCAGACCTATCAGGAAGCCAATTTCCAAAGCTATGATTTTGAAACCCTGCGCAAGACCTTTGTGGATTACTTGCGCTTGTATTATCCAGAAACCTTCAACGACTATATTGAAAGTTCGGAATTTATAGCCCTGTTGGATGTGATGGCGTTTATGGGTCAGAGCTTGGCCTTCAGGACCGATCTCAACAACAGAGAAAATTATCTAGGCACAGCCGAGCGTAGAGACAGTGTGATCAAGCTGTCGAACTTGGTCAGCTATGTACCTCTCAGAAACACCGAAGCTTCGGGCTATCTCAAGGTATTCAGCATCAGCACCACAGAAAATCTAGTTGACTACAACGGCGTCAATCTCAGCAACATCACGGTCAACTGGGCCGATCCAACCAATCTAGATTGGCAAGAACAGTTTACGACCATACTGAATGCCAGTCTGCTCAACACACAACGTTTTGGACGTCCTGCTGCCAGTCAGACCATACTGGGCGTGAACACCCAAGAATATACCATCAATCTGGTTCCGGGCTATCTACCGGTAGTGCCTTACACTGCTGTGGTGGATGGCATCAGCATGCCGTTTGAAGCTGTCAATGCCACCAGTGCTGGTCAGGACTATGTGTACGAACCGCCTCCTCTTCCAGACGGTCGATTCAACATCCTGTTCCGCAACGATCAGCTGGGATTTGCCAGTGCCAACACCGGGTTCTTTTTCTTCTTCAAGCAAGGCACGTTGCAAAATCAAGATTTCAATCTGGTTGAACGCATAACCAACCGTGCCGTAGACATCAACATAGATGGTATCAACAACACTGACGTATGGTTGTATCAGTTGGACAATTTGGGCAACGTGCAAAATTTTTGGTTTCCTGTGCAGAGCGTGTATGCGGCCGCAGCACAGCAGACCTCAGCTGGAACCCAACAGATCTACAGCATAGCCAGTAGAAATAACGATCAAATCACGCTGAATTTTGGCGACGGCATTTTCAGCACCATACCGGTGGGCACATTCAGGACCTATGTGCGGGCCAGCAACGGATTGACCTATATCATTAATCCGCAGGAAATGCAGAACATACAGATTCCTATCAGCTATGTGAGTCGCACTGGACAGATTGAAACACTCACATTCAACTGCGGTATCACTCAGCCGGTAACCAACGCCCAGGCCCGTGAAACCATCAACGATATCAAGCAACGTGCTCCGGCCCAGTACTATACACAAAACAGAATGGTCAATGGCGAGGATTATACCAATTTTCCTTACACACAGTACAACAGTATCTTGAAAAGCGCAGCTGTGAACCGAGCCAGCATAGGAACCAGCCGATATCTGGACCTAGTGGATGGTACTGGCAAGTACTCGAGCACCAACATATTTGCCAGTGATGGCGCCATGTATGAAACCAATCTAACTCCAGCATTCTTGTTCAGTTGGCTCAGCATCAACGATATCAGCAGCGTGGTCTACAACCAGATCAATCCGCTGTTGACCCAGGCCGGCCTACAACAATTTTATTATGCCAATTTTCCTAGACCCAACCTGTTGAACCTCAACTACAGTTGGCAACAAAGTACGGCCATGACCAACGAAGTCACTGGCTATTTTAAAAACAGTAGTGGCGATGCTGTGCCTGTGGGGTCAGCGGCCAGCAACAATGCCCGGTACATCACAGTTGGCAGCCTAATCAAGTTTGTTCCGCCGTCCGGTTATTATTTTGATGCCGACAACAATCTACGACCTGGGTCGGCCACATCACCCACTGAGAAAACTGAGATCTGGGCCAGCCCTACCGCAGTTTATCTGTCAGGCACCGGTCAAGGCCTAGGCAACTTGCCCACCGGAGTAGGTCCAGTGGTGCTCAATACATTTGTACCTACAGGTGCTGTCGCCAGTTTGGTTATCCCTACACTGGTTACAGATTTGCCAATCTCGGTCAAACAAAGCGTGGTCAATCAGATCTATCTCAATCAGAATTTTGGCCTGGGCTACAACAATCTCACAGCCACTTGGTATGTGATCACCAGCTCAAATCTGGCAACCAATGCCACGTTTGATCTTGCTAACGCACAAAACACATCCGGAACCAATGCAGATGCCAGCTGGTTGATACAATGCACCACCAACGGCAACAACTACACAGTGATATCAAGATCTCTAGAATACTTTTTTGGCAGCGTGGCCCAGACTAGATTTTTCTTTTACACAGCAGATCCAATCTACGACAGTCGTACCGGCACAGTGATACGGGATTATATCAATGTGCTCAAAATCAACACTCAGCCCGATACCAACTACCCCCTGCCCAACGACAGCATAGTCAATATCATAGCTCAGCCAGTTTTGACCGATGGACTGGTCGACGACTTCCAGGTAGAAATTTCATTTGCCAGCCAACCCGGAAGCTCGGTACCAATCAATCCTGACTTTTTTGATGAGCTGGTCGCACCCGCAACCAACTCCAATCAAAAATTGGTCTTCTTCCAGCAAACAGTGGATTTTGACAATTTACAACGCTATATCCTGGTTGATCCTGGCACAGTCAACACCAGTTATCCCAACCAGGCCAGCATCTTGTTGGCGTTGAGTCAATATACTGTGGGCCAGACTTTTTATGCCTACAATCAGTATCCCGGCAACACCATTACCAACCAGGTATTTTACACTATCACTCGAGATAGCACAGGCAACAACATGCTCACAGTTGATAACACGTATGCAGCACGAGTGGGTCGACAAGGATTCTATTTCCAGTACAGACACAACAGTCCCCTGTCTAGTCGTATTGACCCGGGCAGTACCAACATCATCGATCTGTATCTGGTGACCAATGCTTACTACACAGCCTATCAAAACTGGATCCAGGATGTGACTGGCACAGTGAGCGAGCCTAGTCCGCCCACTATTGATGAACTGAGTACTGACTATCAAGGACTAGACACCTACAAGATGATCAGCGACAATGTCATTTTGAACTCGGTTGATTTCCAACCCTTGTTTGGACAGAAAGCCGATGTTGCACTCAGAGCCACTATCAAGGTCATACAAAATCCTTTGAGCACAACCAGTATCACTGAAATTAAAAACAGTGTGGTAGCCACCATGGCCGCCTATTTTGATCTGGCCAACTGGAATTTTGGAGACACGTTTTATTTCAGCGAACTGTCGGCTTACATACATCAACAGATTGGTGGCATAGTGAGCAGCGTGGTCCTGGTTCCGTTGGATCCACAAAAGAGCTTTGGTGATCTTTACGAAATCAGATCGGCACCCAACCAGATATTTGTGAACGGGGCCACAGTCAATGACATAGAAGTCATAACAGCCCTGACCAGCACCAATCTGCAGACTGCTCCTGGCAGCGGGGTGATTTGATGACCATACCCAGCGCACAATTTAGTACCGCAGACCTTTTACCTGAAGTATTCCAGACTCCGATCAACCGGCAGTTCTTGGCTGCCACGCTGGATCAGCTGACTCAAGAACCAGCATTTGCCAAACGACAAGGATTTATAGGACAACGTATCGGTCCTGGAGTCAATGCCAACGACCAATACGTGATTGAACCAACTGCGACTCGCAATCAGTATCAACTGGAACCCGGTGTAGTGCAGGTCAACCCTGCTGATACTGCCCAGGTGGTGGATGCCATAACCTATCCGGGCATGAATGATGCACTGGCCGTTCAAGGTGCTGTGGTTGCCAACAGTTCATCTTTGTATACCAGCGAGTATTACACCTGGGATCCGTTTGTGGATTTCGACAAGTTCATAAATTATTCGGAATACTATTGGTTGCCCAACGGCCCCGATGCAGTCACAGTCAATGCCACTGGCATACCCACCTACGAAAATTTCACAGTCACACGCAATGACGGTTTTTATACTTTCAGCGGAATTGCCGGCAACAATCCAACCTTGACCTTGGCCAGGAACGGCACTTACAATTTCCTGGTAGCACAAAACAACCAGGCCACCATACAGTTCCGTGTAACCAACAATGGAACCACAGCCTGGGTCATAGACTATGACAGCAATCCGACCCTGACCCTTACCAGGGGTAACACTTATACATTTGATTTGTCGTTGTCGGCGCCACTTCCGTTCTATATCAAGACCGAGGCCAGCTATGGATCGATCAATCTTTACAACTCGGGAGTGTCCAACAACGGCGCTGTGTCCGGGCTGATCACTTTCACAGTGCCACAAGATGCGCCCGATACCCTGTACTATTGTAACAGCACTGAATTCAATTTACGTGGCACGTTTGATATAGTCGATGCTGTTGCTGGCACCGGTCCTGGTTTTTGGATACAAACCGATCCAGGTATCAATGGAGTTGTTGCATCTACCCCCAATATTTCAAGTCGTGATGTGTACGGTGTGGTCAACAACGGAGTTGATCTTGGTACTGTCACGTTCAACACACCTGCTACCACTGCACAGAATTTTTACTACAATCTGCCTTATATTGGTAGCCTGCCCAATCAACCTACAGGTACCGTGGATCTGGTCACCACTTTGCTGTTTGATCAGATCAACGGCATAGCATTGACAGACTTTCTTGCAACCAATCCTGCAGGCATCGATGGTGTGACCAACATTGTTGGTAGAACACTGGTATTCAATGCCGTCAATACCACAGACACAGATCTGTATGTGGTCTGGCTGGTCAGTGAAACAGGTGGGATCATACAGCTGATCAATGTGCTGTCTATAAACAATCTTTCTCAGTTTGGTGTGTTGTTTGGAGCCACCTATGCCAGCACCAGATGGTACAAAAATGCTTCAGGTCTACTGGTACAAATGCCCTTGTTGACAGCCACACGTGATCTGCTGTACTACCAAGACGGAACAGACCCGACCATGTTTGGCGTGATCGAACTGGTTGATTTAACAGGCACGAGTGTTTTAGATGTTGGCAACATTCTGGGCAGAAAGACCTATACCAGTCCCAATGGAGTCACGTTTACCAACGGTCTCAAGGTACTGTTTACTGGAACCACAGTTCCAGCTGGATATCAAAACAACGAGTATTATGTGCAAGGTGTGGGCACAGCCATACAACTGTTGCCGGTCACCGATTTTGTTACACCAGAAACCTATCTATCGGGTTTGCCGCTTTATCCTGATTACCTTACCAGCAGTCGAGACAGTCTGGATCTCAATCCCTGGTGCCGCAGCAATAGATGGTTCCATGTGGATGTGATACAGCAGACTGGATCATACAACAGGACCAACGTGGTACTGGATCAGACTCTACGAGCCAAGAGACCAATTCTGGAATTCCGTGGAGGTACACGCCTGTTTGGGTTTGGCACCCAGGGCATTGCACCGGTTGACATAATTGATTTTAGTCAGACCGATGCCTTGCGCACGGTGGAAGGCAGCTTGGGGTTTGCGACCGATGGATATCAGTTGGTCGAAGGCAGTACCATAATTTTTGCCGGGGATCAAGACATTGCGGTGCGCAGAACAGTGTATCAAGTGACGTTTATAACCCCAGATACAGTGGCTCCTTTGATACCGGAACCCATTATCAATCTGATTCCGATTGCCACAGTGCTAGCTGATCAGTCCACAGTGTGTCTAGCCGGCACAACCTTGATCGGTGTCACCTACTACTTTGATGGAGCCAACTGGATCCTGGCACAGCAAAAAAACAGCGTGAACCAGCCTATTAGATTTGATGTGTACGATCTCAACGGTATCAGCTTTGCCGATCAAACCACATATCCCAGTTCCAATTTCCTCGGCAGCTATCTAACCAGTTATGCAGTCAGCAACGGTACAAATGATCCGTATCTGGGATTTCCTCTGACCTATTTGAATTTGACCAACCTGGGCGACATAGTATTTGATAACAATCTTTATGCCGACAGTTTTGTTTATACCACCAACAACACCGGAGTTACAGTTCCACTCAGCACCGGATTTGTCAGACAGTACCAGACACGAGCTGCCTTTGATCTTGAAATAGGCTGGCAAACAGCCGTGTCCAAGAGCCAAGTGAGACAGCAGTTTGGGTTCACTTATGCCGGATTGCCGTTGCAGTTGGATGTGGCTGTGTCGACCAGTACAGTGGTCCCGGCTGTACAGATCTTTGTGAATTCAGCATTTCTAGAACCTTACAATTCCGACACCGGCACATACAATTACAGCTATACTGTGGCATCGGCCACTACCACTATCACGTTCGCATCCGGGGTAATCGCAGTAGGAGACACAGTCGAACTGCAAGTGTTGAGCAATCAGGTCAGTGCCACAGGGTTTTATCAGGTACCAATCAATCTTGAAAACAATCCGCTCAACAACAATTCCAGCACGTTTACTCTGGGAACAGCACGCAATCACTACAGTACCATTGCGCAAAATCTAATCAATCTTGAAGGACCTGTAATTGGTGCCAACAACACCCGAGATCTAGGCAATCTGGTGCCGTATGGATTGCAGATCCTGCAACAGAGTTCGCCCATGACCTTGGCTGGATTTTTCCTGCGCAGTACCGAATATAATATTTTTGATTCGCTGGTATTCAACAGCCGCGAATACATCAAGTTCAAGAATCAACTGTTGAACGCCGTGATCACAAACGATTTTGGAACGCAGACTGTGCCTGAGATCCTGGACAGTGCAGTGAGTTTGATCACGGCTGGTGATACCAGTATCAGTCCGTTTTACTGGAGTGACATGCTGCCTACTGGCACTCGACTGGCATCAAACTCAACCACAGTGACAGCAATCACGACCAACCGATTCAACACTGTACAGACTTACGATTTTACCACCAGCAACTATCTAGGACTGTTGGTGTACCTGAATGGCGCCCTGTTGACACGTGGTGTTGATTACAAAACCGGTGTAGGCACACCAACCTTGACCATACTGGTGCCTTTAAACACAGGCGATACAGTCACCATCAACGAATACAATCCAACCTACGGCAATTTTGTACCCAACACTCCTACCAAGCTGGGACTGTATCCCAAATGGACTCCCAGGGCCTACATCAGCTCGGATTACGTCCAACCAACTCCGGTCATACAAGGGCACGACGGCAGCATCACTGTTGCGTTTGGCGATATCCGCGACGACATCTTGCTGGAATTTGAAAAGCGTATCTACAGCAATCTCAAGACAGATGGTAACCCGGTACCACTTACCATAGACGAAGTGTTGCCCGGGTTTTTTCGAACCACAGATTATACCGAAGCTGAAATCACACAGATCTTGGGTGAAGATTTCCTCAGCTGGGCGGGCTACAACAAACTGGACTATACCGCACAGGATTACCTGGCCAACAACGCATTTACCTACAACTACAGCACCGCCGGCAATCGGATCAACAATCAGGTGTTAGAGCAAGGAGCCTGGCGCGGTATCTATCGCTATTTTTATGATACTATTACACCCAATCTGACACCTTGGGAAATGCTGGGCTTTACTGAACAGCCAGTCTGGTGGACCAATTGTTACGGTCTGCCGCCATATACCAGCGGCAATTTGGTATTATGGGGCGATCTTGAACAGGGGCTGGTGGCTGATCCAGTAGCGCCTTACATAAAATCTAATTTTGCCAGACCCGGGCTCACACAGGTGATACCGGTGGATGGATTGGGGAATCTGTTGCCTCCGGTCAGCAGCGTGGTTGGACTCTACAACCCCAACACGTTCCGTAAAAGCTGGACTGTGGGCGATGGTGGTCCAGTAGAAGCATCGTGGTGGTCCAGCTCGAGTTATCCGTTTGCTGTTATGCGCCTGTTGGCCTTGACCAGACCCGCTGAATTTTTCAGTCTATTTGCCGACCGAGATCTTTATCGGTATTCGGCCACGATGCGCCAGTATCTTTACAACAAACGTTACAGACTCAATGCCAACGAATTAGAAATTTATGGCAACGGAGTCAGCAAGGCCAGCTATATTGATTGGATAGTGGATTACAACCAACAGATGGGTGTCAACAGCACTGACAGCCTTGCCAGCGATCTGGCCAATGTGGATGTAAGATTGTGCTACCGCATGGCGGCCTGGACCGATCAACAGAGCCTGGAAATATCTCTTGAAAAATCCAGTCCACAGAGTCAAAATCAAAGTCTCCTGATTCCGCCTGAAAGTTATCATCTACTGCTTTACAAAGATCAACCGTACTCGCAATCCACCTACAGTTCAGTCGTGATAGAAAAAGTGGGCAACGGTTGGTCGGTATACGGATACAGCACCTATCAGGCCTATTTTACTATCTTGGTCAGTGCGGTCAACGGTATCACTCAGACCATATCAGCCGGCGGCGCCACAGTACAGGTGCCAGCACAGTACAGCAACCAGACAGCCCGGATACCGTACGGTTATGTGTTTACCAATCGCAACATGGTGGTTGATTTCTTGTTGAGTTACGGCCAGTATCTTCAGACGCAGGGAATGTCATTTACCTATATAGAAAATGGGTATGTGTTGGACTGGCGTCAGATGGCCCAGGAATTCCTGTATTTCAGTCAGCAGGGCTGGCAAACCGGAACCTTGATCAATCTCAATCCAGCAGCCAGTCAATTGTCAGTTAGCACTCCCGGAGCTGTAGTTGACAGCATTGTCAGCTACGGTCCACAGAATCAACTGCTGGATCAAAACAGACAGACATTTGCCACTCGCAATCTTGTCATACAGCGGTTTGGCGACAGTTTTGTCATACAGCCCGATTTGTCGACCGGTCAGGCCATCAGTTATCTCAATCTCAAATTTACCGATTACGAAAACATGATCGTGTTCGACAATGTGGATATTTTTGGAGATGTGATTTACGATCCTACCACAGCCGAGCGACAAAATAGGCTGTATCTGAATGCATTTAACAGCACCATGTGGGACGGCACATTGAATGCTCGCGGGTTCATGCTGAATCAGGACAACGTGCTGGCTTGGGATCCTACTCAGAGATACACCAAGGGCGACCTAGTACGATACAAAAATCAATACTGGCAGGCCAACGGCACTGTACAACCTACTGCTGCATTTGATTACAACAGCTGGTTCTTGAGCAACTGGGCACGCATTCAAAAAGGTTTGTTGGCCAATCTGGCCAACAAGGCTGATCAGCTGGCCAATACCTACAACACACAAACAGCCAATCTCAACAACAGCAATGACTTGTTGGCGTACAATCTGATTGGGTTCACACCCAGACAGTACATGGCCAATCTTGGTCTAGACGATGTGAGCCAGGTCAATCTTTATCAGCAGTTTATCAAGACCAAAGGCAGCCTGCAGGCCACTGATCTGTTTACCAATGTGTCTTTGGCCAAAGGCAGTGGCACTTACAAGATTTACGAAACCTGGGGTGTGTTGATCGGAACCTACGGAGCAACGGCCAACAGAAGCTATTTTGAAATCAATCTCAACCAAGCCTTGTTGCCCAACAACCCTAGCACAGTGCAAATCATACAACCAGGAGATATCAGCCAGGCCAATCAAACTGTGCTACTGAGCAATCTCTGGAGCGAAAGCTACAACATTGCCACAACCAATATCCTACCTACCATATATCCTACCACTCAGCAGACTGCGTTGCCGTCGGCCGGATATGTAAACATCAATGATGCCGATATCACAGTGTACAGTCTAGACGACCCTTCGTCAATCGCTGCCAACATTGGTATCATTGGCACAGGCACCACTGTCTGGGTAGCACATGACAACAGCTACGACTGGAATATCTATCGTTGTGCTCAAGTTCCTGGACGTTTGACTCAGATCACAGACAATCTAAATGGTACCAGTATCGCACAATTTAGCTCTATAACCAATCTGAAAATTGGTGACCTGATCATTGTGAGATATTTCTCCACAGTTGTGGATGGAGTATATCGTGTCTTGGGCATACGCTCGCCCACACAACTGATAATTTCTTACAGTTTTGTCAACAGCAATCAGACTACCTTGACTGGCACTGGTTTGGCCTGGCATCTACAGACCATGCGTGTCAAACAGGCCAGTGATGTAAGTCAATTGTCGTATGCCACAGATCTAGTACCCGGCGCACGTGCCTGGGTGGACAATGACGGGTCAGGCCACTGGCAGGTATTGGAAAAACAATCACCGTTTGCCGGAGTTGAAACTGTATCATCAATCATTCCACAATACAATGATCTATTTGGATCTGCGATAGCGCAGTCAAGCAATCATTACAGCCTGTTGGTAGGCAGTCCAAACACAGCTGGTGGAGGCACAGTTGAAACTTATCGACGTGTTACTACCAGTACCAATGCCGGCACTTATGTAGACAATCTCATACTCACGTTGGCAGCAGCCAATACAGAATCGTTTGGTAGCAGCCTCAGCTGGGGCAACAGCAACTGGGCTGTTGCTGGAGCTCCAGCCAGCGACGCTGGTCGCGGATATGCCGTTGCTATATATCAAGTGCCCGGCAGCAACGATTATGAATTGAGCCAATTGCTTACAGCACCCACCTCGACTGCGGCCGTGGCATTTGGAACTGCTGTGGTGATCAGTGCAGATGAACGTTGGATGTATATTGGCGCACCTGGTAGAAATCTGGTCTATGCCTACGGACTGATCACAGTTCCAACACAATCTATCTCTTACACTACGGATCTAACAACCACGTCGTTTGTGTACAACACGGCCATACAGATCAATTCGGCCTATCCTGACCAATTGATTGTGACCTTGAACAATGTTCAATTGACCAATGGCGTTGATTACACTGTTACAGCCACATCAATAGTTTTTCCGCAAGCACCGTCGCCTGGTATACAATTACTTGTGACTCGACGCAACAAGGTCATATTGACCGGTACTGGATCAGACACCTATAATTTGTCCACCTATCTTTACACAGCTACATCCATCGACAGTTTTTCTATAGCAGTTGACGGAGTATATCAACGTCCTTATATCGACTACACATTTTCTACCCAGCTGACCTTTTTGACTGTGCCTGCGTCCGGCAGCAACATTGTGATAACTGCCGGCAATTACTGGCAATACATGTCGGCTATGCCGGTTGGTGGATTATCGTTATCTGCAGACGCTGCATTTGGTTCTGCGGTCACAACCAGCACTGACGGCAGGACCGTGATTGTGGGCAGCAATTCAGATTCTGCTCTAGATTCGCAAGGCAATGTTGTGGCCAATGCTGGTTCAACCTATGTGTTTGATCGCAGCGTGGTACGTTATTTGGTCACTGACGTTGCTCAATTGACCTATGCCATACCGGGTGCTGTTACAGCACCGGTAGCAGTATTATTGAACGGTACGTTTTTATATAACTCTGCACAGTACATCAACGGCCAATTTACTCTATCAGGATCCAACATTGTATTGAACAATTCGGTGGTACTCAATATTGGTGACAGTATCGAAATTGAAACCAATCAGTTCCAGTTCATGGAAAAGATAACAGCATCAACTCCGGAGTCCGGATCACAGTTTGGATCTGCGGTACAAATTTGTTCAAACGACTGCAGCATCTACGTGGGATCTCCTAAATACACGTCGACATTGATACAGGACGGCAGCGTGACTCGCCACGTCAATCAGAGTCGATTGTACGGAGCCACAGTGAGCACAGTGGCCAACCCCACACTGACTCCTGGAACAGCTATACGTGTGAACAATATAGAAATAGCCGTACCCAACAGCCCCAACAATACCGTGGCTGGTCTGGCCAATGCCATATCTCCGTTGCCGTGGTCCAGCACCCAGACGTACTATATCAATGATCGTGTGATCTACAACAGTGTGTGTTACATTTCTGCTCAAAGCAGTTTGGCGCAACAGCCATCGTCCAACAGCATGTATTGGACCAGCTCTTTTGCTGTGCCCAATGTGCAAGCATCGCTCAGCAACAATCTTGAATTTATCAGCGATGGCACCACACAGCTATACGATATCGGGACCGTGTACAGTGCAGCTGGATCAAATCCGGTAGTGTATGTGAACGGTGTTTTACAAATAGCCAGCCCCGCTGCAGGATATACCTACAGCTATATTCCGGCCACAACCTCCAGCCCCGGACAGATTGCTTTTGTGACAGCACCTGCAATCTATTTGCCTATAGTGATCGTGACCGGACAACTGGTCTTGAGCGTGATAGATTCGGCCGCAGCACCCACCTTCAATCAATTGAGTGTGTTACCGGGCATAGGCTATAACGGGTCGGCATTTGCTCAGTTGGGATTTGAGACCTTTGTGTACACACAGACCTTGACCAGTCCTGATCCAGTGGCCTATGGTGCGTTTGGTAGCGCGATTTCCATAAACAGCAACAGCCTCAACGTGGTTGTTGGCGCCCCCAATGGCAATGTGTACGAAGCCATGTCGTTCGATGCAGGAAAAACCATATTTGACGAACACAGCACTCGAGTCAGTAATCCTGTAAGCAACTCCGGAGTGGCTTACACATTTGATTATTTGCCCAGTGCCAATACTTCAGTTACCAACCCAGGACAGATGGTATTTGGTCAGCAGATTTATCAGAGTGGTACTCAGAGCGGCGACCAGTTTGGAACAGCAGTCAACTATGTTAACGGGCGCCTGATTGTGGGTGCACCAGGGCAGGATCTTGGAGTTAGCAACAATTCCAATTACGGCAGCATATCAATCTATGACAATCCGACCAATGCCCCCAGCTGGAAAATTGCTTATTACCAACAGCCTGCAGTCAATATTGAACTCATGAATTCGGTCTACAGCTTTGACAAACTGTTGAACAGCACACAAACCTATTTTGATTTTATTGACCCTTTGCAGGGCAAGATACTGGGCGTGGCAGCAAGAAACATAGACTATATTGGTGCTGTGGACCCAGCCAATTACAACACCGGCACCATACACAACAACGGCACTGCCTGGTATTCAGGACATGTGGGAGAAATTTGGTGGGACACTGACACTGTGAGATTTGTCAATCCCAACCAGGACGATATAACCTATGCCAGTCGCCAATGGGCACAGATATTTCCTGGAAGCCGAGTGGACATTTATCAGTGGATAGAAAGCTCGGTGCCTCCGGCCAGTTATACAGGAACAGGTCGTCCGTTGAGCAACACCAGTTACACCACATCATCGGTGTTGACCGCCAATGGTGTGTTGGCCAACTACTATTACTACTGGGTACGTGGGATCACATCAATCGATTCGGCCAACGGCAAAGATCTCAGTGCGTCAGCCATTGCCAGCTATATAGCCAATCCAATTGGTAGTGGCATACCGTATCTGGCACCACTCACGGCCAACACAGTGGCCTTGTACAATGCTAGCGGGCTGATCAGTGCGCAAGACACCATACTGCATGTGGAATACGAGCGCCAGACTCCTGGAGCCGGAATCAACATACATACCGAATACGAATTTATTGCCGACGGCAAGGCCTCCAGTTTTGTAAATGATTCCATCTACAACAAATTGGTAGACAGCTTGTGCGGACAGAATACCTCGGGTGCCCTGGTGCCCGATCCATTGCTGAGCCCGGGCATGCAGTACGGAGTGCGATACAGTCCAAGACAAGGCATGTTTATCGACAGATATACGGCTTTAAAAAATTATCTAGAACGTGCCAATGCTATCCTGGCTCAGTACCCTATTACTGAAACCAGAAGCTTTGCTTTGCTCAACAGCAGTGAGCCAACTCCCGGTCAGTTGATTGGCACTGCGTCGGTTGCTTCTATCGCAGGAACAATATTGACTGTGTCAGGCACAGTCACAGGCACATTTGCGATCGGTCAGACCTTGACTGGTACAGGTATTCCAGCATCAGTTGTTATAACCGGTTATGTTACCGGAACAGGTGGAGCAGGAACTTATAACATCAGCACCGGTCTTTCGATATCTGCACAGGCTATAACAGCCACAGCCGGTTACAATTTTGTTGTGCCCAATATCACAGTGCTGGGCTACCAAAATCTCAATCAAGTTCCGACGGGCTATCTATATCTGGTGCTGTCAGACAGCACCGAAGGCGGAAGATGGACTGTTTATGAAGTGATCAGCAACGCCGGTACTGGTGCACTGCAACTGAACCGCATACAAAATTTTGATACTCCGCTGTATTGGCACTATATCAACTGGTATCAACCTGGTTACAACAGCACAGTACAGCCAGTGGCCCAGGTGGCCAACTATGCTGATCTGGCTACCTTGAGTCTGGCCACAGCACCAATCGGCAGCAGCGTACAGGTCAATGCCAACGGTCAAGGCTTGTACGAAATTTACTTGCGGTCAGATCTTGGATGGACACGAGTGGGTCTGGAAAACGGCACTATTGCATTTGATGAGGTGTTGTGGAACTACAGTCTGGGTCCATATGGATTTGGTGCAGATGTGTTTGATGCGCAGTTTTTTGATCAGGCACCAGTCACAGAAACACGACAAATTATCAACGCCATCAACCTACAACTGTTTGTGGATGATCTTTTGATATATCGCAACGAATTGCTCATGCTGATGTTCAAATATGTGTATAGCGAGTTTGGCAGTCCAGACTGGTTGGTCAAGAGCAGTTTTATCATCACGGATCATAACCTGCAACCTTTGTTGCCGTATCAGTTGTACGAAAAAGATGATCAAACCTTTGTGGAAGATTACATCAACGAAGTCAAACCGTTCCATGTGCAAAATCTGGCCTTTAATCTAATCTACGATGGCCAGGATGTGTACAATGGCCAACTGACCGACTTTGATGTACCGGCCCATTGGGACAGTGCGTTGCAAGTACCGCAGTTTGTGAGTCCGGTCCTGACTCCGTATACCGCAGCTGGTAGCACGATAGAATCCTTTGCCAGTGATGCGTCGGCCAATGCAGCCATATGGAGTGAGCCACCTTGGCAACCGTGGTTTACCAATCATGCACTCAGCATTACCGGTGCCAGCATGTCCGCGTCTGGTACCGGATACACAGTGGTTCCGGTCGTGACCTTCGGCACACCATGGACAGCCAATACCGTATACACCGTCGGGCAACAGATTTACTATGTGAATGGGTCAACCAACAATCTTTATTTGGTCACAGTTTCTGGAACTTCAGGAGAAACTCCACCGGTGTTTGTGTCGGGGTCTGCGGTCAACGGAACAGCCACCTTGGTCTGGAGTGGCAACGGTGCCATGGGCTATGCTACCTTGGGAACAAACGGGACTGTGGCCAGTGTCACTGTGACTGATCCTGGATCGGGTTATACAACCACGGCCACTATCACGTTGACCGGTGGCAACGGAACCGGAGCCCGTGCCACTCCAATCATGTCCAATGCCATGGCCAGACAGTTCAGCGTGCGCATGCGGTTTGATCGATATCAATATGCATCTGACATAACAGAATGGCAGGCCGGAATCACGTACCCAGCTGGCGCCCAGGTGCGCTGGTTCAATCGTGTATGGTCAGCCAACTACTCAGTCAACACCGCAACTTTTAATGTGGATCAGTGGAGTCTGGTGGATATTACGACGCTGAGCGGAGTCGATCGCACCATGGGTTATTACACGCCTACACCCAACATGCCCGGTCTCAGCTTGCCGCTCTTGATCAACGGAGTCACATATCCTGGAGTACAAGTGTCTGCACCGGCCTTTGATCAAGATGCAGGATTTGATCTAGGCGGGTACAGTTTCAATCCATTTGACAATATATTTTACAGTCTTGAAGGCACGCCGACCTATGATCCAAGTATCCTAGATGCGGCCTATTCCAGCTCGTATGTGGATCCATATCTGGGATTGAGACCCACTGATATCAACATAGCAGGCGGCGGCTACATTGATCAATACAGCAGCTATGCACCCGAAGAACTGGTTCCGGGCAGCGAATTTGATACCATGGATTTCCGTGTGATCACCAATGATGGCAGTCCTGAATTCCGTATTTTTCAAGACATGCGTGGATTCCAGTTGACCTATGCCATAACAGGCCCAACCACAACTACTGTGGCACAAGCCGTGGCCACAACCGATGATATCATACACGTGGTCAATGCCGAAGCCTTGTTTGTGCCGGATCTGGCCACCAATCAATGGGGCGTGATCACTATTGATGCTGAACGCATCATGTATCGCAATATTGATTTGACAGCCAACACAGTAAGTGGTCTTATCAGAGGCACTGCCGGAACGGCTGTTACTGCTCATGCTATCGGATCCACAGTGCGTGACATGAGCAGTAACAATTTATACGGTCAACGATACCAAAACTACGTGGTCAGTGACACAGTCACAGCAGATGGATCCAGCACAACATTTGTGGCACCCAGCATTGTGCTGAGCACAACTGATATAACCTGGGTCATTGCCAACAGCTACGACACCGGAGTCATAGTAGAAACTCCAGGAACTTTTAGTTCATCCCCATACGATACTACACCATTTGACGGAGGACAGTTTTATCGTGCCAAACAGGCAGTACCGGCCGGAACCGATATTACCGACACAGACTATTGGCAACCGCTTGTCGCTGCTGTAGAAGTATATGTGGGCGGATTGCGTGTATCTCCTGAATTTTACACAGTCACAGCCTCTACTCCGGTATCGATCACACTGACTGCAACGCCACCTGCTGGACAAGATGTAACCATACTGGTGCGCAGAGGGACCTGGGTTGATTTCTAGATCTAAAACTTAATCTACATGTAAAAACTCAAGGTAAATAAATCATGACGGATAAAAAACCCACAACAAATAACAACGCCACACAGCCAAACCCTCGTCGTCCTGATGAATTGGGCAGTGTGTGGTTACAGGCGCATCTGCGTATCACGGATCCCAAAACTGGTCAAGTCATAGTGGAGAAATCAGCATGATTATCACTCCCGGACTAGCACAGGTACAGGGGTTTGTGCGTATACACGATCCACATACCGGAGAAGTATTGGTAGACAAACGCAATGCTATCAATTATGAAAATATCAGTACTTGTATGGCCAACACCCTCAGCAACGGTCCAAATGGATTCATTTATGAAATGGCATTTGGTAATGGCGGTAGCGCAGTTGATCTGACCGGTGTGATCACTTATCTTCCACCCAACACCACTGGTGTCAATGCCAGCCTGTACAATCAAACCTATGCCAAGGTAGTAGATCAGTACAGTGCAACCAATCTGGATCCAGCCAACAACAAAATGACTGTGGTACACACATCAGGGCAGGTTTACACTGATATCATAGTGACCTGTTTGCTGGATTACGGTGAGCCAGCCGGACAGCAGGCCTTTGACAACAGTACCAATTTCAATGGCGAATATGTGTTTGACGAACTGGGGTTGAAATGTTGGAACGGTAGCAGCACTGATCTGCTGTTGATCACGCATGTTATTTTCCATCCTGTGCAGAAAAGTCTCAACCGCCAGATACAGATCGATTATACCCTGCGTATCCAGACCTTGACTAATCTCAGTGCGGTATAAATACAGTGCAAAATAAAAGATAGGAATAACGCATAATGTCATACACCATAACTCTAACAGACGGCGCAGTTTTTGCCACCGTGGCAGATGGCACCATCAACACTGCCAGCTCAATGACTTTGGTTGGTAAAAATTATGCCGGTTATGGACAATTTTTAGATAACAATTTCATGCGTTTGTTGGAAAGTGCGTCGAATTCGACTGCTCCAGTAGCGCCAATTACTGGTCAGTTATGGTGGAACAACACACCCAATGCTGGTGTGCTTTCGATCTACATGGGATCAGCCTGGAAAACCCTGGCTGCACTGGTAGTCAGCAGCGCAACTCCTAGCACCAGTACCTACAGCAACACCGGCGACATGTGGTACGACACTGTGAACCAACAGGTCAATATCTGGACCGGTAGCAAATGGTTGTTGATTGGACCGCAATTTACGTCCGGCACCGGAGTCACCGGCGCATTTGCCAATGTTATAACTGACAGCAATTCTATAAGCCACAAGGTCATTGAACTCACGGTCAACAGCACCGTGGTTGGCATTATCAGCGAAGACAGCACTTTTACTCCACAGACTCTTATCACAGGATTTGCCAACGTGAATCCAGGACTGCAATTGGCCAACACAGTGAATGGTGTGGGCGGTGTCAGTGTGCCATCATTTTGGGGACAGGGCAATTCTGGAGTCAGCGTGACTGGCAATATCTCGGGTGCCTACATATTTGGTAACGGAAGCACATTGAGTGGAATAACCACCAGTTTGCCGACCTATACCGGCAATCTGCAGGTCGGCAACATAACAAATGCCAACGGCAACGGTGTGGGCAATATCGGAAACAGTGGTGCATATTTCAATACTATATTTGCTCGTGCCACCAGCGCACAATACGCTGACGTGGCCGAACGATTTGCAACCGATACCGAATACGAAGCCGGAACAGTGGTTGAATTGGGAGGCACAGCCGAAATTACCAAATCTGTTCAAGAATTAAGCGAAACTGTGTTTGGGGTCATAAGTACCCAAGCAGCTTATTTGATGAACAGTGGCGCTGGCACAGATGCCACTCATCCACCGGTTGCAATAACCGGTCGAGTTCCTGTAAAATGTACAGGAACAGTGACCAAAGGTGATAGGCTGGTCAGTGCCGGCAACGGTATAGCCAGAGCAGCTCAACCGGGTGAGGCCACAGCGTTTAATGCCATAGGGCGTGCGCTGGAAGACAAAACAGATCCAGGTCTGGGTATGGTTGAAGCCATAGTCATGATCAAATAAATTTAGGAACAACAGAAAATGACATACAGCACCGGCAACCTAATAGCAGCAACCGATTACAATACTTTTACCTCGGGTATCAACACTCCGTGGAATACCTACTACGGTCAGACTGCATTGGGCACAGTGGCCACAGGTGGCACAGTGACCGCGGTGCAATGGGACAGTGTGGTCAATACCATAGCCAGTCTGGGCAATCATCAGCCGACCACGATCACGTCGAGATCAGCCCCCACAGCAGGTACTACTATCGCAGCCTTGGCCAACGTGCAAACTGACATTACCAATACAAGCAACAACTATCTCAACGCTTACGCAGTAGGCAGCCAATACACAGCTTGGACTGGGACCAGCAGCAAAACAGCTGCCACCGGATCTGGTAGTGCGGCCTGGAACATAACTTTTACTCACACCATGACTTTTGCCAGCACAGCGGCCATGGGGTATTTCTTTTATGCCGGTGGCTACGTACAACTGCAATTTGGTAAAAGCAGCACAGGCACAGTGGCCGATACTGAATGGAACACGTTTATTGGAGCCAACGGCGCTGGTGGTGTAGTGGCTGGCAAAGTCATATTCACCAGTTCCAGTACCAGCAAAACCATTGCTTCGGTAGCATATACTGGTACCAACAAGACCGGCGGAACAGGGACACCTAGTGTGTTAGCTACCGGTATCGGGTTCGCTCAACTCACTGGATCAGCACAGACTATTTACACACAGTATGACACCGGCACAGCTTACAGCGGTAACTATGTGACCATAACAGCCTATACCAGTGGATCCACCATAATCTTTACCACAACCTGGCATGACAACGGTGATACCAATCCGGGGTCAACTGCGCAGATTTCGGGTGGTACAGCCACTTCGGGAACCACGTTCGGTACTGCACCGACCACGATCTTGACCTATTATCCACCAGAAACCACGTACTTGACCAACTCGTGGGGAACTCCCACAGTGGCCGCTACCACAGCCTAACAGGGTCAAAATAGCCAATATTGCTTGGCAAATACAATCATGTAGTGTATAATACATGTATGGACACTGACAATTTGATCGCACATGGCCGCACAAGATTTGAACATGCGGCTGCACGCAGGACTCTCAAAGAAAAATATCAAGGTCGTATGACTTTTGCCTATCAGGGCGGCATGTGGCGTGCTGGTCCTGAGTTACAAAACACATTGTTGACCTGTCCCGACACAGAAGCAGTGTTGCTGGATTTGTATGAAACACCGGTCAAGGTCCAAACCCGAGAGCTGATGACATTGAGTCAACAACGCTGGCAAGAACAAATGACGGCTTGGTTGATCGAACACGAACAGCTGAATCAAAATCGATGACCCAGGGTGTTGTGATATTTGCCTACAATTCAGATCAGCTGGACTATATGGCCTTGGCCGCATGGAGCGCCAACAACATACACCGACACCTGGCTGTGCCGGTCACAGTCATAACTGATTGCGATCATGTTCCTGAGTCTTACCAATTTGATCAGGTCATACAGGCCACCAGATCGGGCACTGCCACCAGGTACTTTGCCGATCTTGATCGTACAGTACCCTGGTACAACGGCAACAGGATGTCGGCCTACGAGCTGTCGCCCTACGATACTACCTTGGTCCTGGACGCCGATTATGTGGTGACCAGCGATCAGTTGGCCTGCCTGTTCGACAGTCGCCAGGACTTTGTAGCACACGATCTGGCCTACGACGTGACCGGACGAGACAATTTTGATGAACTCAACTGTTTTGGACGCTATCACAATCCCATGACCTGGGCCACAGTCATGTGTTTTCGGCGCAGCGATCATGTCGGATTGATATTTGAAACCATGGGCATGATTCGAGACAACTGGGATCATTATCGTGCTGTGTACGGCATTGTTGATTCAAACTATCGCAATGATTTTGCCTTGAGCATGGCCTTGGGTGTGGTCAATGGTCACGTGCAGACCAACACCAGTATCCCCTGGAAGCTGGCCACAGTGACACACCAGCATCAATTGAGCCAGCTGTCGCAAGATCGGTACCGAGTGGACTGGAAGACCTCGGACAACCATGCCCGCTGGATCACGCTTGCGACTGATTTCCATGCCATGGGCAAACGATACCTAGGAGACATAGTTGCCAATCCTTGCTGAACGCGGCTATCTTATACCGGCCATCAACACTGAATCTGTGGACTATGTGGCCTGTGCCCAGCAATTGGCACGATCTATTAGACAATGGCATCCGTCGGCCAACATTTCGGTCATCACAGTAAATCGATGCAGTGATCCGGTATTTGATCATGTGATTCCATTGCCGCATGGCGATCTTGAAGGATACGTCAACGATTGGCAATGCTTTGACGCCAGCCCTTATCGACAGACCATCAAGCTGGAAGCCGACATGTGGTGTGCAGGTCCAATTGATCATTGGTGGAATCTTTTTGAGTTACGAGATGTGGTGATCAGCCGTGGATGTAGAAATTTGTATGATCAGCCGGCGCAGTCCAGATCTTACAGAAAGATATTTGATCAGAATCATTTGCCAGATGTGTACAATGCTGTGACCTACTGGCGTGTGAGTAGACCAGCCCGACAATTTTTTGCCACGGTGCGTGACATATTTGAAAACTGGGCCAGTTACCGACGTGTTTTGAAATTTGCCGACGAGGCTCCTACCACCGACGTGGTCTATGCCATGGCTGCTGTGATACTGGGTCCCGAGTCGGTCATGTTGCCCGCAGGTCTGGGTCCCAGCATAGTGCATATGAAACAGCACATGATCGGACTGCTTGGTGACGATTGGACCCAAGAACTGGTAGCCGAGCAGACCATGCCCGGATTGCGCATCAACACCGTGGCCCAATGGGGACTGGTACATTATCATGTCAAAGAGGCATTCCGTGACTGAACTGACTGAACAAGACTTCTGGCGCAGCCTACAACGATTGCGAGATCACGAACCGCCGGTGCCGGTATATAGATTGTACTATGATGATGCAGGAGTTCCGCTTTTCTACAGCCAGGAACATCTGCCCGGTAATTATATAGAACTTGACGTTGATGTATGGCACGCAGGATCTTTCAATCTACGCATACAGGATGGAATTATACAGTATTTGCAGCGACCAGCACCACCAAGATTACAACCCGAAGATTCAGGAACAGCCTGCGATCCTAGAGATATATGTGTGGTGGTCACCCAAGACCGACCACACAAGAAATGGAGTTTGAGATGAAACGTATTGACATAGCTGATCTTGATTGTATTTTTCTCACCTACGACGAACCCGACCGCGAAGAAAACTGGGCACGCATACGCAACCAGATTCCGTGGGCTCGTCGAGTAGACGGAGTCAAAGGATCGGACGCTGCACACAAGGCCGCAGCAGAGGCCAGCAACACCGAACGATTTGTCTTGATCGATGGCGACAACATGCCGGATGAAAGTTTTTTCAATCTTACTCTGGAGTTGCCCACTGCCGAGTGGGAATCGGCAGTGTTTCGTTGGCGTGCTAGAAATCACGTAAATGGTCTCATGTACGGCAACGGCGGACTCAGTTCGTGGACACGAACTTTTGCAAACACCATGCAGACTCACGAAGCCACAGATGGCCGTACCGAAACCCAAGTGGAGTTTTGTTTTGATCCACAATACTGGGCCATGCACGATTGCTACAGCACTACCTATCCCAACGGATCGGCATTCCATGCCTGGCGTGCCGGATTTAGAGAAGGCGTCAAAATGTGCCTGGATCAAGGGCGTAGACCCAGCATAGCCGAATTCCAGGATCGTGTGCATCACAGAAATCTGGACCATTTGACTGTATGGCACAACGTGGGTCGCGATGTGGAACACGGTATCTGGGCCATGGCCGGTGCCAGGATGGGCACCTACATGACCATGATCACGCCCGCCTGGGATTATCGAACTGTGCAGGATTTTGATGCTTTGGAAAAATTATGGCACACAGTGAAAGATTCGGACCCCGAGATCCTGGCCGGACGTGTGGCCGAAGACTTGGTCACCCAGCTGGATTTACCGATCAACATGATGGGACCAGGCGAAAGTGCATTCTTCAAACAACACTATCTCAGCAATTGGCACAATCGCGGAGTCATGGTCAGAGAGATTGATATAATACGACAACAGGAAGGCTGGTAGCCGTGATTAAAAAATTAAAACTAAATTACGATTTCGCTGAAATATTGTCGGCTGATTACAGCCAGCATACTGGTAGTTGTATCAAGCATCAAATATACGAAGTGAACGATATACATGAACAGTATGGGGGTTTTCCGCAATCTTATTGTCTAGAAAACACCATGATTCACCAACTATGGTGGAATTCAACTCAATTGGACTTTGATCAAATTGGTTGCCAACTGGGGATGGAAGTTATTACTATCAGCAGCATACAACAGCCGCCGGGATGTATGATTCCCATACATCGAGATACCTTTTTTCAAATCAACCAACGCTATCCTGATCGTTCGGAATTAAAAGTACGGGCCAACATACACCTCGAAGATTGGAAACTGGGGCATTTTATACAATACAACGATGTAGTACATACGCACTGGAACGCTGGTGACGTGTTACTATGGGATAACCAGGTCCTGCATCTTTCGGCCAATGCTGGTATGCATCACAAATACACCTTGCAGGTTTCGGGATTTTTGATTTGACAAAATTTGACATCATTCCGGCCAGCAATTACATTTGGAATCAGCTAGAACTAATTGATTTCCTGGTCCAGAATCAACAACGCGATATAGTATTGACAACCAATTCAGAAGGCTGTTGTTGCCGTGCGATTGGGTTATATGATCTATTAGATAAGTTTCGGTTTCAATCGGTCACAATAGTTACTAGCAATCCGGTTGAACAGCATGATCATTATCAAATCAAATTGACAAGACAATGGAATTTTTTATCTGTATCGACTGCAATAGAAGATCGGTATCATTGTTGGAACAAGCACAGAATTTTTGGAACCATATATGGTCGACCTCTCTGGCACAGGATTGGCATCGCATCGCATTTGTTAGTGCATCATCGCCAGTTGAGTCTAATAGGCTGTCGTGCCAATACTGGCGAGGCCGACGACAGAGAATTATTTGAGGTGTCTCAGTTGTTCCAGCATGATCCTGACAGTTTGCAAAAATTTTCCAGTAACTGGCAACAGTTTCCTATGTTGCTCGAAAATCTAGACAGATATACGCCCGGACAACAAAATACCGACGGTTATATATCACAGACCAAGCGTGTTTATGCAGATTTTTTGATCGACATTGTGGCAGAAACCTTCACCGACGGTGATTGTTTTTTTGTAACAGAGAAGACTGTGAGACCCATGATGTTAAAAAAACCATTTATTATATTTGGATCCAAAAACTATTTGTTATATCTGCGTCGCATGGGATTCAGGACATTTGCAGATTTCTGGAACGAAGACTACGACGGCTACGAGGGTCGAGAGCGATTCGTTAGAATATTGTATCTGATTGACAGCTTGGCACAAAAATCCAAGGACGAACTTGAACGCATGTACTGGGACATGCAGTATTCTCTTGATCATAACTACAATTTGCTGTATAATCAAACTTATACCAACAGTATCAATCCTATACCATGACCAACAAAGGTGACGAAGTCACAGCCGAGTTCAAAAGCGGATTCCTAGACAGTGCTGAACACATGCACAAAGCTCTGGGTACGGGTTTGTGCTTGGCCAAATGGAAACAGGTCAGCTTGCACTTGCCCACCGGCCTAAACAATAGCTGTTATCATCCGCCCTTGCATGCTATAGATTCTACATTATTGGCAGGCAATCCTGCAACCTTGCACAATACACCATACAAAAAAGCTCAGCGCAAGATCATGCTCAAACAAGAACGTCCTGCAGAATGCAGCTATTGTTGGAGCATGGAAGATGCTGGCAAATTAAGTGACCGTCACTATAGATCCGGTGAATCCTGGGCTGCCATGGATTTTGAAAAGATAATGCATTCAACCGGAGATGAAGATGACATTGTTCCTAGTTATGTTGAAGTTAATTTTAATCATGCCTGCAATCTTTCTTGTAGTTATTGTAGCCCACAATTTAGCAGCACCTGGGCGCAAGAGGTGGAACGTTGGGGAGGGTATCCTACATCAACGATTCACAATGATTCTAGTCATTTTGTTGGCCGTAATCGCCCTATACCTGCAAGAGAAGCCAATCCATACGTCGACGCCTTCTGGTCTTGGTGGCCAAACCTGTATCCTGAGCTGAAACATTTCCGTATGACCGGCGGCGAGCCCATGCTGGATCGCAATACCTATCGGGTGTTTGATTATGTGTTGGCCAATCCCAAACCAGATCTGCATCTCAATGTGACATCCAACTTCAGTGTAGACGAACGGTCATGGCAACGCTACAAGACTGCTGTCAAACAGATCTGCGCTGGCGAAAACGTCGAACACTTCATGCAATATGTGAGTCTAGACTCGTGGGGGCCACAGGCCGAATATATCAGACACGGACTGGACTTCAATCTGTTATGGGATCGGGTAAACCAGTTCTTGACCGAGATACCAGGTCGTAACAGTATCACGTTCATCGTGACCATGAACAACTTGTCAGTCACTGGACTGGGCAGTCTCATGGCCGGCATCCTGGGTCTTAGGAAACTGTACAGCACCACCTATCAGCGTGTGTGGTTTGACACTCCGGTCTTGCGAGAACCTGCCTGGCAAAGCCTGCAGATTCTGCCCGAAAGCTATTGTGATCAACTGGAACGTTTATGGGTCTGGATGAGCAAGCAGGCCGAAACCGAATCCACACGCTTCCAAGGATTCAAGGATTATGAACTGGCCCGTCTGGATCGAGACATAGCCTGGATGCGTGATGGACAGAAGCTGGATCCGGCCTACATCAATCAACAGAAGGCCGACTTTTATAGGTTTTTTACGGAAGCTGATCGCAGACATGGCACAGATTTTTTGACAACCTTTCCTGAAATGGCCAGCTGGTGGAACGAGTGCGGGTATCATGCCAAAACATAAGATAGGCATACTGGATTTTGACCCTTTGGTCAATCTATTGCCAGGCGCCCGCAAATGTTTTTTAGATATCACTGCATTGAGCCACAATGAACTGTTGGATACTCTTTCGTCTCTGGACACAGCATTCGACAGCATGATCCTGTCCACAGTGGATCATTGGCACAACTATGAACAAGAACAGGAAATCTTTGATCACCCGGTACTGAAAGACAAACTGGTATTCTTGCAAACACAGACTTATCAAAATCAGTATTTGGGGCACAACTGTTGGCGACTCAGTTATCCCAGTTGGTATCTAAACCGTCATAGCCAATATCGGCAATCTCCTGGCTTGCGCGAATTCCGTATCAAGCCCAAACAGTTACCACGCGGATTTGGGTGCCTGAACAATCGTCCGGCTCTGCATCGTTTATTGTTGGGAACGGCGCTGAACAATCGCGGATTGCTGGATCAGATGATATTCACGCAAAACAACACGCAAGCGATGTGTCACACCAATCCGGTATATCCAGCTGGTTGCATAGATCCACAGTGCAATGAAGATCCTGGTATACTAGATTCTGTTCTGGGTTGGTACGAATACTTGCGACTGTTGCCGATCAAATGGCAAAATCAAGCGATACAAAATCAGCATTGCGTGTATCACGACGCCGAGATCAACACTTACTGTAATATCTTGACCGAAGCCACAACTGGACGCATACCATACAATCTTGATATCAATCTTCCTGAAATAAGCGAAAAAAGTCACAAGCCGTTTGTGAGTGGACAAATTCCTTTGTATCTGGCTGCTCGGGGACACACTGCCTATCTACAAGGACTAGGATTTGAAGTCATGTCAGATCTTACACCTGCAGGGTTCGACGATCTTGGTACATTGGATCGAATCCAGGCCATCGTGGATGTGGTTGCTCGGGGTCGAGACTGGATTGAAAATTTTTATTATGATCACATCAAAGAGATACAACACAACCACGAGCTGGTATTTGCGCACAAGACCGATCAAATTATATTGCAACGCATACAGGAAGTGGTAGCATGATCGGCCATCGCAAGCTGATATTGGACACATTCAGTGAAGTATCGGACCTGTTAAAACCCTGGGCAGATGCTGAATTTTGGGATTTTGCCACTCATGACATTGTGCCCGGCGCGGTGTATCTGATCAGTCGAGAACAGTTCAATCTCAACGTGCCTCGCATACGAGAACTGGCCGAGTCGAGCACGATCATACCCATCTTGAGCAATCCCATGGAAGGGTCAGACACCATGAGATGCCATGTTGAAATGGTCACACACATGGATGATCTGGCTCGTGCTGGCAAACTGTTGTTGATTTCGGGCGGAGAAATGGATGCAACCTGGCCATACTTGTTGTATGATAACTTCTTGCCCAAGATCTTGGACTATGAAGAAAATCTGGTCCAGATAGATCGTGGACGAGAAATTTTTACCAAAATTGACAAACCTTACCAATTCCTATTTCTCAACGGACGCATACGGCACCACAGAAAGTATCTGTTGGAACTGTTCCGTCATCGTGGACTATTGGATTCGGCCCTGTGGACCAATTTGGATCCAAGACCGGCCACGTTCCACCCATTGGTATTGCCTGATGCTGTCAACATCAACTGTTGGGACCATACTGTATTTCCGTTGCAACAGTTGCCACCGCAATACGAAGTGGATCGATATCGTGATCGAGTAGACACTGTGTCTCCAGACACTGTGCGAGATCTTTATGCCAAATATCACCTGTTCAACGATGAATGGGGAGATATCTATCTCAATGCCGATCCCTACATCGACACCTATTTCAGTGTGGTGACCGAAACAGTTTTTGAGTATCCTTACAGTTTCCGTACAGAAAAAACCTGGAAGCCAATGGCCATGGGCCACCCTTGCGTGTTTGTGAGCAATGCTGGCTACTACAGAGATCTACACAATCTGGGATTTCAAACCTGGGGACACCTGATCGACGAAAGTTTTGACACCATACACAATGTGCAAGATCGAATCGATCGCGTGGCGCAGGTGGTCGAGGATCTGTGTCAGCAGAATCTAGCCAGTTTCTTGAGTACTGCTCAAGATGTATGTAAATACAATCAACAGCACCTGGCTCACATGCGCACTCAAGTGCGTGCTGAATTTCCTGAACGCTTTTTCCAATTCTTAAAAAAATACATCAATGAATGATCTAGAATTTCGCCAACAGGTCTTGGACACCAAGAGTGCCAGCTTCTGTGCAGCCAAATGGTACAATGCCACCATATGGTTGGGGTCCGGACAAACCACCAGTTGCCATCATCCCTTACCACATGCGATTGATCGCGAAGAAATACGGATTAATCCTGCTGCCATACACAACACGGCCCGTAAAAAATCTGAACGTGCAGAAATGCAGTCGGGTCAACGCCCTGCCGGTTGCGAGTACTGCTGGAAGATCGAAGACATGGGCAGAGATGCTGTCAGCGACCGTGTGTACAAAAGTCGTATCTATTCCCAACAGGACCTTGATCAAGCCTATCGCACACCCAGTGACCGAGACGTCAATCTTAAAACCTTGGAAATTGCGTTTGATCGTACATGCCAGTTTGCCTGTAGTTATTGCAATCCGGCCTTCAGCAGCACCTGGGTAAATGATATTAAAAAACACGGACCCTATCAAGGTCTGGTCAGCGACGGTCGAAATCATTTTACTCATGCTCACGACAATGCTCAATTGTATCGATTTGGTGAGCCCAATCCGTACGTGGACGCATTCTTTGCCTGGTGGGAAAGTGATTTGCATAAAACCTTGCAAGAACTAAGGATCACAGGTGGCGAGCCACTCATGAGCGGAGAGACCTGGAAACTGATCGACTGGTTTCGGTCCAATCCTGGACGCAGCCAGACCCGTTTGGCCATCAACAGCAACCTAGGACATGCGGTAGACGTTGATCGCTTGTTGTCCAGCACGCAAGGACTCGAACTGGACATTTACACCAGCCAAGAAAGCGTAGGCCTGCAGGCCGAATACATCAGAGATGGCCTGGACTATGCAGCCTGGGTTGCAAACATGATGAAATTGATTGAAAGCAAACAGTTGCGAAGTCTGCATGTGATGTGTACTGTCAATGCCCTATGCCTGGACCGGTTACCGGACCTTCTAACTGTGTTCATGCGTTGGAAACACCAGCATGGACGTGACTTTCCTAACTTTACCCTCAACATCTTGCGATTCCCTAGTTTCCAAAGTGCGTTAGTATTGCCCGAGTCCCATCGTCGAGCACACAGTGATCGATTGCGGACCTGGTTGGATCAATGGGGCACCGATGACCTGTTACAAGAACACGAACGCCGGCATGTACAACGGCTAATAGATTACCTGGACACAGTTGACTCTCCGCATGCGCAAGCATTTGATCCACCGTCTTTGTTGAATGATTTCAAACAGTTTTATTCTCAATACGATCAACGTCGCGGAAAAGATTTTGTATCCACATTTCCCAACCTGAGGACCTGGTATGAGTCATTATCAATATAACAGCGCAGATCTAGCTCGACCGGTTGAACTCGACAAACGCGAACAATTCTTGTTGCGAGACAGTAAAACATTCTGCATCTATCCCTGGATACATCTGCACGCCTATCCTACCGGAGAAGCTTATCCTTGTTGTCATGCTGAAATGGGTGTGGGACAAGTGGGCAATTGCCGCACCCATACCCTGGAAGAAATTTATCGATCGCGACCCATGGATCAGTTGCGTGACAACATGCTGAATGAAACACCCTCACTGGCTTGTCAACGTTGCTACGAACAAGAAGAATCTGGATTTTTTAGTGGTAGGAAAAGTGCCAACAAACATCATGGCCATCATATCAAACGTATTGCCGATGACCAATTCCGCATGAGCTATTGGGATGTCAGATTCAGTAACCTGTGCAATCTCAGTTGTAGAAGTTGTGGGCATATATTCAGCAGCAGCTGGTACCAGGATCAGGCTCAATTGGCTGGCGGCGACTGGAAGGAAAAAAACAAAGTTTTAAATTATGCCGGACGTACCGAGACCGACATGTGGAAACAGCTGATACCGCATCTGGATTACGTGGAGCAGATCTATTTTGCTGGCGGTGAGCCACTCATGATGAAAGAACACTACAACATCCTGGACGAGCTGGAACGTAGAGGTCGATTTGATGTGCGCCTGATCTACAATACCAATTTTACTCATACCAGTCTCAAAGATCGCACAGTATTTGATTACTGGCGACGATTTGACAGTGTGGCTGTTGGTGCCAGTCTGGATGCTATGGGTACTCGTGCAGAATATATCAGAAAAGGCACAGTGTGGGACACAGTAGAGCGCAATCGCGAGCAAATGCTTGAAACATGTCCTGATGTAGATTTTTACATCAGCCCCACGCTCAGCATCCTGAATGCCTGGCACTTGCCAGACTTTCATCGTGACTGGGTCAATCGTGGCCTGATTAGACCGCAAGATCTAAATGTAAACATTTTACAAGATCCTGCACATTTACGCATTGACATCGCTCCTGCCTTGTACAAAGCAAAACTGTCTGAAAAATTCAGCGAACATATTGAATGGTTGCGCCCACAGGATCCATTGCAACGAGCCACAACCGGATTTGAAAGTGCCTGGAGATTCATGATGGCCACAGATAATTCCAAGCTGATTCCTACGTTTTGGAACAAGACATTTGAACTGGATCGTGTCAGGAAAGAAAGTGTGTTGTCTGTGATTCCGGAATTGGCTGGGCTAGTATGATAACGCCACATGATCAATTCTGTGTACTACCCTGGGTCAGTTTGGAGACCAGCCCAATTGGTACAGTGAGACCCTGTTGCTTGGCCGAACACGAGTTGGTCGACAATGCCGGAGAAAAATTCAATCTGGCACAGGCCAAATTTACTGCAATACAGGACAGTGACAGCATGCGCAAATTGAGACAGCAGTTTCTGGCCGGTGAACGACCTGACACATGCGGCAAGTGCTGGAGAGAAGAGGATGCTGGTCGTACCAGCAAAAGAATGCACACCTTGGACAGACTCAAGCACATGATTCCTGATCAGGAATGGACCGAGGATGCTAGACCTCTCATGTTTCTGGACCTCAAGTTGGGCAGTATATGTAATCTCAAATGCAGGATCTGTGGGTCATGGAGCTCGAGCACATTCGCCACTGAAGAGCTACAGGCCTTGCCGGTGGACCAACGACGTGGCAGTTTCCATCATAAAATGTTGCGAGCCGGTGCCTGGCCCAGAGAAAATGAATCGTTCTGGGCTGAACTGGATCAGGTGTCGGATCAGATACGTTATATTGAATTTACCGGCGGTGAGCCATTCATGATTCAAGAACATTTTGATCTGTTGCATGATTTGATTGCGCAGGGCATCGCTGGTCAAATTGAGATACATTACAATACCAATGGTACTCAATGGCCCGAGCAAGGCGAAGAGATCTGGCGCTATTTCAAAAAAGTTGAGATAGCATTCAGCATAGACGATGTGGGTGCGCGATTTGAATATCAACGATCAAATGCTGTGTGGATCGAAGTCTGTGCCAACATACAAAAATTCCAGGACATGCGTGATCGGTGTTGTAACATCGAACTTCAGGTGTGTACCACAGTGAATGTGTTCAATGTGTATTATCTGGAAGAAGTGGCCAACTGGATCATGTTGCAAGGATTTGATTTTGTGTATTGGAACATGATGCATGATGCTCCATATTTCAGCATCAGCACCTTGCCCGATTTGGCCAAACAGGCAATCTCGGCACAGTTGAGATCGGCGCAGGTGGACGCTCGCACACGACAAGAATTTGACAATATTGTGGATTTTATGTGTCGTGGAAGCAGTCTAGATGGTTCCCTATTGCGCATGAAAATTGCCGAGCTTGATCGTAGACGCAATCAGCATTTGAAAAATGTACAACCAGAATTGGCCAGGCTGATCGGCTATGAATAAACCAACCATGATTGTACCACCGTCTGCTGGATCTTATGTGCTGTATGATTTCTTGAAATCTCAGTTCGACGTGGTGCAATATGATCCCGACACACAATACGACAAACTGAACTGTTTGGCTCTGGTGGGATTCCGCAACGACCATGACTGGTGGAAACAGTTGTATCAAGACGGGATCAGACTGGTGATTGACAATTTGCACGAACCATACGATCATTACAAAACATTTTTTCCGCCACTGGTGGATAATTTCTATCAACTGAACAATATCAATTGGTTCTGGTATGACGAAGCGTTGTCTGACCGACAGCATTATGGTTACGTTCCGGCCAAGACTTATAAAAAATTGGCCTTGATGCCCATGAATCAACGCAAACAACACCGTACACGCTTGCACGATGCCATGAAACCGTACCTGGCAGACTGCATATACAGTTATGTAGAGTTGGGCATCCGCTTGCCCAATGATTGTGTGGATGATGCTTGTTGGGATCGTTATACAGATCCAGACTGGTACAATGACACCTATTTCAGTTTGGTAGCCGAGGCCAATACCGATAGTGTTCCTTATAGATATCCTGTGCAACCATGGCCTTTCATGACCGAAAAAACCATGAAGCCGTTGTCATATCGTCATCCTTACATGATCTATGGCCAATCTGGTACCTTGGCACATCTGCGTGCGATCGGATTTGAATCTTTTGAAAATCTGTTCAACGAAAGCTACGATCAAATTGGCAATCCAAAATCCAATCAGCCAGATCCAAAACTGTATTGCATAATGGACAATGTAAAAAACTTTGAGCGACGACCCTACGATGCATTGACTCTGGGCAAAATCGAGCACAACTATCATCACTTCTTTGATCGTCAATTGATCAGGCAACGAGTTGATGTCGAAATCGTACAACCATTATTGGACTATGTCAATGGCAAAACCTGACACCCTGTGCATGGCACCTTGGACCCACACCTATCTCAGCCCACAGACCGAGCGAAGAATGTGCTGTGCCAGCCGAGAACCGGCGCAGAGTTTTGAACAGTACATAGACACTGCGACCGGCACCGGCATCTACACTCCGGTCACTCTGGACCAACACTGGAACAGCGATCACATGCGATCGGTGCGCAGACGCATGATGGCAGGCGAGACCTTGCCCGAGTGCGAGGTATGCAACGACCGCTTGCTCAATACCGATGTTTACCGTAGCTATTTCAATCATCTGTTTGGACATAAGTATTTGGAAGCCATGCAGATGACTGACGCTGACGGCCATACACACATGCAACCGGTCAGCTGGGATTATCGTTTTACCAATTTGTGCAATTTCAAATGCCGCATGTGCGGTGACATGTTGTCAAGTGCTTGGGAAAGCGAGCAACGCGAACATGCCATGATAGACTGGACCAATTCCAAGAACGCTTGGATGCGTCCTGAAACCAAGGAGAAGATTACTGCGTTTCAAGACAGCGTGATTGAAGCTGAATTTAGTCAAGCTGTCGAGCAACACCGTGTTGAGGAAATATATTGGGTGGGTGGAGAACCACTCATGTATGAACAACACTGGCGCTACATGCAACGCATAATCGAATTAGGTGACGGTCCCAGAGTCTATGCCAGATACAATACCAATCTCAGCCGATGTCATTATCGCGGCATTGATCTTTTTGACGATATTCTTGCTCATGTTCGAGATTATCAGATCTGTGCAAGCCTGGACGGCACGGCGAAAACAGGCGAGTATATTAGAACAGGCCTCCGATACGATTCATGGCTTGCAAATTTCGCTCGAGCAGTTGACCTCAGACGTCACAGCCGCCAGGTCCGACTTGATTTTACACTCACCTTGCCCGGACTGTTTGAAGTTGAAAACATTGTGCGACTTGCACGCGAACACGACACCGAAATACTAGCCAAAGTGGTTTTCAGCTTTGGACCCGACATCATACTGAGTCCGCTGGCTCTGCCCAGGGCCCTGTTGGATCGAAAATTGTCAGAACTGATACCGGTCACAGACGGAGCCATGCGAGCTGTGCTGGAACAGTTGCAGAATCGTCCCACGTTTGAACAACAATGGCCAGATACCTGGCAGGAATCTCTTGCAAAAGGCAAGCGGCGTGTGCTACAATTAGAACGTATACGTGGCGACAGCTACAACTTGGCAGATATCTTGGGCCAGGATCCTGACATAAGAAAATGGTATGACTCAATCCCCACTTGACTGTATAGAAATAGATCTGGGCCTGCCCGCCGCACAAGAAACAGTTACTCTGTACCTAGATGTGGCCGACAACAGCCTGAGTCGCAAATGGTTGCTAGCTCTTGATCATTTGTTATTGAACAATTATCACCTGGAAAAAAATTACTGCTGGTTTGGATTTGCAGATTCGGCACGTAATGGTCAGTATCTGTGTGATCAGATCAATGCCAGTATTGCGGCTATAAATGCCAGTGGCATAGCATATTCGATACAGGATGTGTTTTATGTAACAGATCTAATAGATGGCAATTTTGAGTTAAATCATGATCGATTGAATCGCTTGCACAGATATTTTGAAGATCTGCAAGGGCAGAGCGGTCGTATCAGCGCATACTATTCAGCAGCTGATGCCAACACACGCTGGCATATCAGACAGTTGAATGGTCTGTGTCATGAATTTGAAAGCTGGGCCTTGAGCTGGAGAAAAAAGCATACCGCCCCTGAGTGGCAAAGACCCAGCCAGCTGATGTGTTGGCTACAGGCACCCAGATTCAAACTGGAATCAGCAGATCTGGAACTGTTTGGTATAGACACCATCAATCGATCGCTGGGCGCAGTGTATGTGGGCGTGAACAAGGCCGTGGGCAAACATCATTGGGAAGTGTTCCAGGATGAAGGACGTGACAGCAGGATAGGCGAATTGACCACGACCACCTTGTCCAGTCAGACCGAAGCTGCCGGAGACTTTGATATCGAATGGGCCAACAATCCTGGCGCCTATGAATGGCAAAAGAAACAGCTGGCTGAGTTTCGTGACTGGTTGATCAGCAACGGACTTGATCCTGAAGATCCTGCACTAACCATTGGTCACCCCCGGGTGGCACAGGTGGATCTGATTCGTAGTTTTGGCACACAAGATTACAGGAAGATTTGGGCAGTATTAAATACGCATCTGAATGTGTCTGCCATACGCACCAGTACAACACAGGCCGAATATCCTTACCATTGGTGGGACATCAACTACAAGGAACTGCAAATACAATGTCTTGGATAAAAAATATTTACAATCGCATACGACTGGAAATACGCTATCGTCGAAAGCTTCGGGAATTGCGCAAACGCGATCCATTTATATACAAATGAAAAAACAATTATTAACAGTGGGCGATAGTTATACCTACGGTGACGAACTGACAGATCGATACCAGGCATGGCCTTACCGTTTGGCAGATAGGTTGACTTACGAAGTACAAAATAAGGGACAATCGGGTATCAGTAACACCAGCATACTGAGACGCACACTAGAGGAATTGGCAATCAACAGTTACGATTTGGTCATTATCGGATGGACCAATCCGGGCAGAATAGAATGGAAAGACGCAATCGGAGTGGCCTACGACATATGGCCCGGAGTGGTTATACCAAATAAATTTACAGAAGATCACCCCTGGCGTACAGATTTGATAACATATATCAATCAGCATCACAGTCCGGAATATCTTTACGAACAATATTTAATACAAGTAATATCGTTACAGTCATATTTTCAAGCACATGATATAAAATATCGCATGATTGATATTGCATACAAAAACTACTATAGACAGGTAGGACAAGAACAACACGATCAACTGTCTCGGTTGATCGACACAGATTATTTTATAGGCTGGGATCAATTTGGCATGAACGAAATTGCCGGTAAATCACGGGCCTATGGCGGGCATCCAACCGATGCAGGGCACCAACAAATAGCAAACAAAATTTATGAACATCTTGGGAATTAGTGCCGGATTCCATGATGCCACGGTATCAGTAATCGACGCACAAGGCAAGATCTTGTTTGCCGGACACAGCGAGCGTTATAGCAAACGCAAAAATGATCCTGACATACATGCTGACCTGATCCAGGACCTGGCCCGCGGCCGACACATTGACCACATAGCCTATTACGAACGACCGTGGCTCAAACAGATTCGACAGTTCTACAGCGGACAAGGCGTTGAGTGGTCAAAACTCACAGCGCGACAGATCATGCGAAAACAACTACAGGGTCATTTTCCGGGCGTTCCTGTCAGCACACATGATCATCATCTCAGTCATGCAGCCGGTGGATTCCAGACCAGCCCATTTGATCGCGCCACTGTGGTCGTGATTGATGCGGTAGGTGAATGGGACACTGCGACCATATGGGCCGCTGACTACGATCGTGGTCGTGCTCGATATCGCAGACTGTGGCGACAACGCTATCCGCGCAGTATAGGACTGTTTTACAGTGCCGTGACTGATCGATTGGGCCTGCACCCCATGGATGAAGAATACATCACCATGGGCATGGCCGCCTGGGGTCAACCCAGATACACAGCCGAGCTGACCAAGTTGACCGATCAAAATCTACATGCAGGTCTGGATCCAAATTTCCTAGAATCGGCCCGAGATGAGGATATTGCCGCCAGTGCGCAACAAGTTTGCGAAAATATGATATATACGATCATGCGTCAAGCTCAAGCGTTTGGGTGGAGTTCAAATTTGGTATATTCGGGCGGTGTTGCCCTCAACTGTTTGGCCAATAGGAGATTGGATGAGTACTTTGAAAAGATTTGGATCATGCCTTGTCCTGGCGATGGTGGTAGCAGTCTTGGTGCAGCAGCCTTGGCCCACCGAGGAAGAATCCAATTTGAACATGCATACCTGGGTCACATCATTGACGGCCAGTATCCTGTTGATGCCGTTGTCCACAGTCTACTGGTTGATAGACTCTGTGGTGTTGCATCTGGAGCGGCAGAATTTGGGCCGCGGGCACTGGGCAACCGAAGTCTCCTCGCGGATCCACGAGGAACGGACATAAAAGATCTGGTCAATGCCATCAAGCGTAGACAACAATTCCGCCCGTTTGCTCCGATTATTTTGGCCGAACATGTTGATAGTTATTTTGACATGCCCCAAGGCTGGGTAGATACCGGTTACATGCAGGTCGTGGCACGATGCCTACGTCCTGATCTTTATCCTGCCATTGTCCACCGTGATGGAACCAGTCGTGTTCAAACTGTGCCCCCGGGAAATTCGGGCATTAGACGACTGTTAGAAGCTTGGTATAAAGCAACCGATTGTCCTCTGCTACTCAACACTAGCCTTAATATACGAGGCGAACCCATGGTCAATGATCGAGCAGATGCTGATCGATTTGAACGCCTGTACAGGATAAAAGTTTACAGCTGAGCTCATGCAAGCGATCGTATTTGCTTGACACAAACAAGGCTTGATTGTGCAAGATATCTGGCAAGCACTGTTGATACCATGCGTGTAGATCAAGACTCAGCAGGTGTTGCACAGTATTCATGGTCCGGATGAATCTTTCTGTATTGTGGTTTTCTGCATCGTACGAGTTATCTAGGTATGTGTCAAAGGTCCTATAGCCCAATTTTCGCAAGATAGCCAAAGTGCCTGGACAACCAAATATCACAAAAGGATGCGCATTCAATATGGCCTTGAATGTTTTTTCAGTTATAAAAGCGCCACCGCTTTGCTCGGCATCGTACAGAGTTTCCATCACAAAACTGCAATAGCTGTCGGAATAAAGATATTCGGCCAAGACCCAATGGCTGTTGTGTTCTTCGGCAGTGAGATCATCACACCGATAAGGACCACCGGATAAAAACTCTTGCATGCGAGATTCCAGGCCAGCGAAACGACTCAGCTGTATCGGGTTATCTTCGAATCGATCACCTATAGTGACATCACCGTAGCTCCAGTAGGCCTGTGACAGCAATCCCCGCTGGTGGAATAGACTGACTATGGTGGCACGCCACCATTTGTGGATACGACTCAGCATGGTGAACTGTCTGCCACGTGGCTGATCGTGTGCCTGGGCTCGTGGACGGTCGTGCCCGTTCCAGCGCACACCGTTGCGCCAGTAGAACAATTCGTGGTCTGGAAAATATACAAAACGATCCATGCTGTCTGCTTGAGTATTACCTGATACAAATCGATAAGAATCCACACTTAACCCGTGCATGGCACATAGGTTATCCAATCGCTCACGTTCTCGAAAAGGATTGTCGCCTTCGTGATAGTAAAACAATATTTTCAACCGGCCAGCCTGTATGTGGGCCATGGTAGAGGACGGAATCATGGCAAAATAATCGATTGAATAATCAAACCAGGCCAAACCAACTGGATAAAATGCATCGGGCGGTAACGGCTCGTCCGTATAGCCGACAGCACACGGATACCCATGATCGGCACAGTACAACAACAACCGACAAGGTGCTATACGTGGGTAAGTGTCGCCCATGCCGTGATAGGTATCGTGTGGGTTATCCATCATGGGTGCCAGATTGGGATATGGGCGGCTGTCGTTGCGCCGATCAAAAACAAAATTAAACACTCATGGACTCCAGCATCGCAGTAAGTTCTTGCCACAACACCGATTCAAATCCGCCTTGATAAAAATGTTGGTAGTTGTGTTCTATGATAGGACGGGCTTGATCGAACAGGGCTTGTTTTTGGGTCACAGTCATGCAATCCAACTGTTCCAACAGGTCGGCGATTCGTTCAACACGTCGCACATCATCAGTTTCAAGATCATAGCTTTCGTCCCAGAGATCTCCAAATGTTTTGAATCCGTAACTGCGCAGATGACGCAGGCTGCCGGCTGTGCCAACTATGATAAATGGCATACGCATGCAAATGGGTTTGAAAGATTTTTCAGTCAGGTGCAATCTACGACCGGTAGCTACTGTTTCTGTGACCAGATACAACAAGCTGTCGGCACTTTCTTCAAACAGAGTCAACCAGCACGAAGTCATGGGTGCATCGGTTTCGTTGGGAAAAGCAATGGGAAATGTTTGTTCAGCAAACACAGTCTCTATGTCTGGATATATGTTGGAAAATTGGCGCACCATGTCGTGTACACTGACATGTTCGTCTGGACACACTGCCGGACAACTGAACCAGTTGTTGGTCATGCCACGCTTGAAAATGTGATACAGCATGAGCAGGCGGTGGCGACGGGTGCCGCCAATTATGCGATTGGGCGACAGGAATGTTCGAGTGATGGTACGTTGTTCTGGTGGCGTTATCAAGAATGTGCGGTCGTAGCCACGGTACCAGTCCAAGCTAGCCCATCCCCAAAAGAAATAGTAATAGCTGGTCCATCTATATAACTTGCACACCTCGGCCACACTGTCACTGTCTTTTTCGCTGGTGACTATGGATCCAACAGGTACTTGAGAACGACGGTGTATGTCTCGGCTCCTACCTCGCTGTACTTCATCAAAGGTGGCACTGTGTATATCCAAATCAATTGGTTGCACATCAAAAAATAATGTATAATTAAGTTCGTATATGTCGGTCCGACCATAATTAATCACACTGCTCGGATCACTTCGTCCAAATGGAGTGCAACAAAAAACTCGCATGCCAGGTCGATTTTGTTTTAACCAAGGCCAAACAGTATTGTTATAAATCTCGTCTATTCTAATCATTATGTTTGATGTATTCTATTCCGGTGTTAAACCAAATCTGTTTGTGCATGAGCGGGCAACCCATGATCTTGAGCATGCCAGGCAATTGAGCAGGACCAGATATTTTTGGTGGATAAATTATTTAAGCGACTACACTGGGTTCGATTTTTTATTTGAACCAGTGCCGTGGGAAAGCCAATACACTCACACCTGGCCCAGTCAGCACCATGCGTTCTCGGGCACCTATCTGGTACCCACACATGTACAACAGGTTGAGTACAAATTCCATACCAAAATCATACCCAATCAGTCTAGGCCAGACCACTTCCACAACATAATATCAGGTGTGCAGTTTGACTGTACCTGGCATCCGCATCCGCATGACCCGCCTTATCAATACGTGTTTGGCAATCAATGGTGGCCAGCCAATCGCATGCCCACTGTGGAATATCATGTGCCTGGTGCTACCGAGCGCAAATACATTTTTGACCCATGTGCTCGATTGCCCGAACGTCACACCAATCACTGGCATACTCTGCACGACTGCGAATGGGACTACAGCTGGGTACCCGATCCAGGAGACCCGCCCTTGATCTATGTGTTTGGCAATCAGTGGTGGCCGGCAGTCACAATGCCCACTGTGGAATATCATGTGCCCGGTGCTACCAAGCGCAAGTACATGAATCATCCACGGGCTCAATTGATACCAGATCAGGTCAAATGGACCATACCGGATGGAGTCGACACCGACTCGTTCGATTTCACCTGGTGTCCCGATCCAGGAGACCCGCCCTACATCTATCAGTTTGGTACACAGCATCAAAGGACCGGTGGTCCTAGGTATGTGATGCCAGACGCTGACACAATCAAGTATGTGTCTCGGCCTCGGGTTGCCAAGATTTCAGTTGATCAGGACAAATGGACCATACCCGACGGAGTCGACACCGACTCATTTGATTTTACCTGGCATCCAGATGACACAGATGACCCCTACATCTATCAGTTTGGTACGCAACATCAAAGGACCGGTGGTCCTAGGTATGTGATGCCAGACGCCACCGAAATCAAGTTTGTGGATCAGATACGCATACGTACCGAACGTGTGGCCACTGCCATCTACGAAATAGATCACCTGGACGGTCATGCTGGACAGATTCCAGATACCACAAAGACAGTGCGCTATTTTGACAATTATCTAGACACCCTGTTGCGACTGGCACGAAATATACAACACCAACATGAATTTGTGTGGATCTGTTCCAGCATCTGCGACTATCGGGACTTTGATTTTTCCTGGCATCCTGAACAATGGCAAGCCTCCATGTTGCATGTGTTTGCCAGCGATGATCAAAAGTTTGGAGACACGTTTTTCATGCATGTGCCCAGCTTTGTGGATCGTGCCCAGAACTGCCAGCTGCTGGAATGGTACGATGTGAATTTTGTTGATCGATCTGTGCCACGACGAGCCATGCCTGTAATCGTGCATGATCTGGATTCGCATGTGCCAGCAGTCAAAACACAGGATTGGCTAGGCCCGTTGGCCCTGTTCACAGTGGCTGACACGCCCGATCGAATACCGGTTGTACCATTATGGCGCAGTGAAACCAAAACCATAGTACCGCTGTCGGCCGGTGCCGGTGCAGTCGTAGTGCCTAGAGTGGCCAAGGCCAGCATACGCACGCAGTTGTACGATTACAAGCACATAGACCGCTCACAGCGCGGCGTATGCCAGGATCACCCACTAGACATAGTGTTCATTGACAACGGCGAACCCAACGCAGAAGAAAATTGGAAATATCTTGGCGACTGCCATATGTTTACCAACCAACGCATAGAACGTAGTAGCGGAGTTAATGGGCGTGTGGCTGCTTACCATGCAGCAGCCCGACTCAGTGCGACACCTTGGTTCTTTGCGGTATTTGCCAAATTGCGTGTTAATAAGAATTTTGATTGGTCGTGGCAACCGGACCGTATGCAGATGCCCAAACACTATATCTTCCAGGCATTCAATCCAACAAATGGATTGACTTATGGTCACCAGGCCATGATTGCCTACAACAAGCAATTGGTGTTAGACAATCCTGGAGTGGGTTTAGACTTTACACTAGACTCGGCACACGAAGTTGTGCCAATACTGTCAGGCACAGCCGAATATGCCCATACGCCCTGGATGGCATGGCGTACGGCGTTTCGTGAAGCGTTGAAACTAAAAGGCAGTGATGATGTAGAAAGTCAATATCGACTCAATCGTTGGTGTGCCAACGGCACAGGAGTCAATGCTCAGTGGAGCAGTTTGGGTGCTCAAGATGCTGTGGAATACTATGAGGAAGTTGGTGGGAATTTTGACGAGCTTCGTAAAAGCTACGACTGGGCCTGGTTGGCTAGTTATGCTTTGTTGAAGCGTAATTTAACACAGTATCAATAATGTATTCCACTTCCAAGTCGGCAAGCTCAGGATAAAGCGGTAGGCTCACACATCTGCGTGCCAGGCTTGATGCTGCACTCAAGATATCAGGACCAGTGAAGTCTCGGTAAGCTGACATTTCATGTACTGGTGTTTGGTAGTGTATTTTGGTTTCAATCTTGTGGGTTTCCAGATACTGTCGCAATTGATCTCGTTGATCCAGTTCGATCACAAACTTGTGGTAAGCATGCGTGGCAAAGTTGCCCTTGTCAATCAGGCTGCGTATGCCCGAGCGTTCCAGACGTTCCATCCAGTATCGCGCAATCACAGCTCTACGCTGTTGCCAGGCATCAATGTATCGTGTCTTGACCATCATCTGCGCACAGTCTACCTCGCTCATTCTGCTGTTGGTACCCGGCACACTGTGATCAGGTTTGCCGTTGTTGCGCCAGGACCTGGCATAGTGCATGATATCCAGACTGTTGGTCACTATGGCTCCACCGTTGCCGTAACAGTTGAGATTCTTCATGGGATCAAAACTGATGGCAGCTGCCAAGCCCACCCGACGTGAGTCGGCGCTGAGCCAATGCTGTGCCGCATCTTCAAACACCACTGTGGTCTTGGATCCAGCGTTATCGGGCAGAGCCATGCCGTACAGTCCAACCAAGACCTCTACATGGCAATCAAGACCTGGATCCAGTTTTCTGTAGTCGGCTTGTCCGTGCCCGTCAGTGTCCAACAACACTACCTCGTAGCCAGCCCGTGCAAATGCATTGGCTGTGGCCACATAGGTCATGGTAGGTATCAAGACACGTGGCGGATCAAACATCAAATTGCGCTCTAGATTCCAAGCAGCCAAAATTTCCAAGGCCTGTGTGCCCGAGTGGCAGGTCACTGCATATTTGACATGGTTGCGACGGGCCAGCCAGTTTTCAAATTCGGCTGTGTAGTTGCTGTCCATGAGAGATCCCGATCTTAGAACTTCGTCGGTCACATCCAGGATTTCAGTGCGTATCTGGTTGTATTGTTTTTTGATTCCGGTGAACGAAATCGTCAAGCCAGTGTAGGTAATTTTCAAATCCTTGTTCGATATCAATACATGGTGCGAAACCAAATACCACCCGGGCCCGTGCTGTATTTAACTGACCGCGACTGGGGAAACTGTTGTCGCGATTGTTGACCTGTATGCGCCCCGATCCAACCAGTTGTATGATCAGTTCGGCTGCTTCCAACAAGCTACGGCTGCGACCTCTAGTGATGTTGTAAACTCCAGTACGATTGCTGATTGTGGCCTGCACTATGCCTCGAGCTGCATCGTCCACGTGGGTAAAATCCAATGCATCTTGAGCACCGTTGACCTGTAATACCTGATCTCGCATGGCTGCCAGCATGAATCGGCTGATCACTCGATCTTCGACATCTCTGGGTCCGTATACAGCACTGGGTC